CCTAAAAGGCAAATACAGTATTTCTGAAGCACACGAAATTGCTATGTACGACCTTATGAATGCTGCCCTAGGCGCAGGACGTGAGATTACTTTGGCTGAAGCAGCACAACAGTTGCAGGCTATGGTGGGCCCATTCCCAGGCGCAGGTCAAGCATTTGAACCAGCACCAACCATTGTCGGTTCGGCTGGTGGCGCAGGCGTAGTAGCCCCAAACTTGCAGGTTCCAAAAGACGACAAAGGCAAGAGAGAAATGCTTGCCAAAATGTTTGAGGAATACGGCAAAGCAAACCAGTAATATCTGCTACGATATTATTGTTTCCGACGTTACAGCCCTAAGAGGGTCAGGGACTGAAGATAAATTTTAATCCATTTATCCATTTCTACTCTTAGGAGAGTGAAACTATGGCTGGTCAGGGAATCTTGACTTTCGCTTCGGATGCTCTGAAACTCGTTTACGGCGACATTCACGAGCAACTCCGAGACAAAAACCCTGCGTTGGAATTCATCGAATCTTCATCGCAGCACATCACCCAGAACGGTAAAGAAGTAATCTTCGACACCCACATCGGACGCAACCAGGGAATTGGTGCTCGTGGAGTTCGTGAGAAACTACCTACCGCTGGCGCTCAGAAGTACAAGCAGGCTCACCTATACCTCAAGAACCTATACGGTGCTATCGAGGTAGACGGACAGTTGTTCGAGCAGGCTGCAGACAACTACAACTCATTCATCAACGTAGTTGACAACGAAATCAAGGGCCTAAAGCGAGACCTATCTCGTGACCTTAACCGTCAGATTTACGGTGACGGAACTGGTACCCTCGGTGTTGTTAAGACCACTGACTCAACCGCAGACACTTCAGTCGACTTCGACGACGTGCACTGGATTGAGCCAGACATGGTTGTCGACCTACTAGACGGAACTGACCTAACTGACGGAACTCCAACCGTTAAGTACACAGGCATCACCGTAGTATCTGTAAACGAAACCACCAACGTTGTAATCTTCGACACTGCTGTAGCAGTAGTCGCAGGTGACATCATCGTTCGTGCGTCAAACACCGGCAACTCATTCAACAAGGAACTCACTGGTTTGGGTAAGATTGTTGGCTCAGGTGACTCACTACACGGTATCGACGGTGCAACCACAGCAGTATGGAACTCGACCATCAAGACCCTAGGTTCAGTAGGTACCCCAGGTACTCTAACCGAACTAAACCTAATCAACCTCGTACAGAGCGTTGACAAGCAGGGTGGCGACGTTGACGTATTCCTAGCATCACCAGGTGTATACAACGCTTACTGGAACCTACTTCAGGGTATGCGTCAGTTCACCAACGGTGCAGGCCTAACTGGTGGTCAGCGTTCATTCACATTCGAAGCATTGGGTAAGCCAATCAAGTTCGTATCTGACTACGCTGCTCCAAAGGGCACCTTGTACGCACTATCAAGCAAGGAAATCGTCATCAACCGCAAGAAGGACTGGGCATGGATGGACCGTGACGGTTCAATGTGGTCACGTGTTGCTGACACCGACGCTTACGAAGCACGTCTATACCAGTACTCAGAGATTGGTACATACCGTCGTAACGCACACGCTAAGTTGAGCAACATCGCTGAACTATAAGCACTAAAATAAACTCCCCCGCTACTGTGGTCCGTCTCGCCCAGTAGCGGGGGTTTTTTAGTACAATAGGACTATGGACGTAATAAACTTTGCCCGCATCGACGGGCTATACTCAGAACACCAGCGCAGAGTGGCTGCTGTCATCCGAGACGTATTCCCATCAGTTCGCCTCATCCGTATGGAGCCAGGCCACCCATCTTTCGACCCTGAACGTCCATTTGCTTTAGTTGACGAACCACCAATGACAGCCCCATACCACATTCGTAACCTAGCAGAATCAGAAATTGACGCTAGGTTATTGGCTTGGCTGCTTGAAAACAACATGCACGACCCAAATTCTAAAGTAAATAAGTTACACTTATTAGAGATGGCTGAGGCTGCGCTCGTCGCTAAACGTGAAGAAGAATGGCGTTTAGAGCGTAAAGACATTCTAAAAAGTGCAATTAAATCCAATAAAAGCACTTGGACGCACGACGGACAGACCCTTAGGAAGTAACCATGCCAGCAGAAGAATTCACCCACATAGGCACAGACGTTGCAGACCGTGTACGTTCACAGTTCGGTGACGTTTCAGGTGCACAGTTGGCTGATGCTGCTATTCTTCGCTGGATAAATGACGGTCAACGAGAAATCGTCAACTCAAACCCAATCCTACGTGCCACCAAAATCACTGACATTGTTGCAGGTCAGCAAGACTACTCTTTCCCAAACGACAAAGTATTGGCTATTGAAGCCATCTACGTGTCAGGCTACCCAATCAAAAACGTTTCACCACAGGCAGCCCGTGAATACATCATCTCAATTGACCCAACAGCCCTGCTAAATGCTGAACGACCTGAAGTGTGGTATGAGCGTGCAGGTGTAATCACTTTCTACCCAGTACCAAACAAAGCCATTACCAACGGCTTGAAAATGGAATACGTGAAAGTACCAGCCAACATCACCACATTCGGAGACACACTCACCATCCCAGACCGCTACTTCAACGAACTAGTCAACTACGTCATCGCCCAAGCACTCGAAATGGACGAAAACTACGACGCAGCATCATACAAAATTGGTCAATTCCGCACAGGACTAGACCGACTCAACCTGAAAGAAAACCTGTCACAGACAGACCTATACCAGAGCATCCTCCCTGACGCATTGGACTACTAAATGTCAGGGATTATTCGTGAACGCTCCGCAACATTACAACGCTTCACTGGTGGTCTAAACAACTACTGGGACCAATCCTCAATTGACGACACCGAACTCGCCAGCATCGTCAACTTCGAATTCACCACAAACGGTGCACTAACCTCACGCCCAGCAATCTACCCAGAATCATCAGGCATCGGCTACATAGCCACACCACAAGCAGACGAACCAGTTGACATCCTAGGCACCTACGTCAAACAAGACGGCACACGCTACCTAGTATGTGTCACCGACTCCAAAACTTGGCTCTACAATGTTGAAGCCCACTCATACACACAAATCGCAGCATTCCGAGCATCAGACTGCACCCAATACGACGACAAAGTAGTCCTCTCATCCACCTACACACACGGCGGATACTGGGACGGCACAGCCTTCACAGTAACCAACATGCCATACCTAGGCGGTATCGAACTATTCCAAAACCGTTTCTTCGGATACGGCGTAGAAGGCACAGGCACAGCCTCAACCCTCTACTGGTCAGACATCACAACCTTCGGCCCATCAGGTGAACTAACCAGCATCTGGGACTGGGTAGACGACACCTCAAACTACTACTACGTAGAAATCGGTACAGGTGATGGTCAATGGATTACCGCCATGGCCCAAGGCTACGGCGACGTAGTAATCTTCCGCAACCGCTCAACCTACCGATTCAGTTACGGCGACTCACCCGAAACAGGTTCAATGCAGCCAATGCAACAAGACATTGGAGCAGAAAACAAACGAAGCGTAGTCAAATTCGAAAACGCCCACTTCGTCCTATCCGGCGGTATCCTCTACAAATACCAGAACTGGCTCTACTACCCACTCAACGCCCAAAAAGTAAAATTTACAGGCGACAACCCAGAAAACAACCGCTTCCAACACGCAGTAAGCATCGTCGGACGACGCTGCCTAGTCTGGCATGACGGCAACCTATACGCCTACAACCTAGACACCGAAACCTGGTCAGAATGGCAGACCACCAGCAAAGTCGCATACTTCGTAGAAGTATCACGCCGTTCAGAACAAGGCACCGAATCCACATACTACGGTGTCAGCGGAATCGAAACACCAACCCAAACAGACTTCGCCCTATGGCGCATCGAAGACAGCCCAACCACCGCAAACGGCACCGAATCATTCGAATGTTCACTCCGCACCAAAATCTACGACTTCAACACCCCCGTCGAATGGAAACGCCTCTACTTCTGGGCAGTAGATTTACAGACTACAAATGCTATAAAAGCCATCGCCTACCCAGTATCAATCCCAGAAACAGCCTTACAAACCACTTGGGATGAACTATCCAAAGACTTCGAAGCCGAAACAGGTTTCTACACTTGGGATGTACTATCTAAAGACGACTCAGCCGACACTGTTTACGGAACTTGGGATGCCCCAACCACCCCATCAGGCGGTATAGCCACAATCGTCAACAACTTCCCACACACCTACCCGCTACGTATGGAAGTGAAACTCAACCAGGCTTTACGCTTCAGACGCATCTATTTTGAGTTATACTTGACTTGTGACGGTACGGCGTCCACTTCACCTGTACAGATTTTTAGCATCATTCCACTGATTGGCGCTAAAGCGAAAATTGCTAAGGGAGCGAACTAGTGGCGCAACGCAACAACCTACTCGGCACTTATTCGTTTAACCCTTACTCTGCAGGTAACAAAATGTATGCCAACATGTCCGGTGCTCCTACTCGTGGACCTGTAGACATGTCTGGGTATGCTGACCGTGACCGTCGCCTTGCTGCTAAGAAGGCTGCGCTATTGAAAATGAAGCGAGGCATGTAATGGCTGACTACATT